GTTCTCACTCTCAGACTTCGCCGGTAGAAGTCCGGGCGAATTTGTGATGTGGTTTGCAGACCAACACAGACTTGACCTTGACGCGCTACTGGACGAGCGGGACGCCATGCAACAGCAGGCCCCGGTAGACCCGCGCTTGAACGGTTTGCAGCAGGAGATTGTGCAGCTTAAGACACTTCTTACAGGGCAACTCACTCAGCAGCAGCAACAGCAACAGGCGGCGAACCTCCGCGAAGTCCAGCAATTCATGGACGCGAAGGATGCGACCGGTAAACCACTGCGACCGTATTTTTCGGAAGTAGTGCCGGATTTGCAACGTCACATTGCTGTTATCAAGCAACAGCAGCCGTGGCTATCTGGCCAAGAAGTCTTGCAAGCCGCTTATGACTTTGCTTGCTATACGAACGTGGCAGTCCGCGAACGTATGCAGCAGGAACAGCAGCGCGCATTGCGGGATAAGGCAGTAGCCGAAGCGGCTCGTGCAAGAGCGGCAGCAAAATCCATTAGTGGTGGCCCAGTATCAGGCGTCGGCAAGGCACCGAACAACGCAAATCGAAGCCTCCGTGATGAACTTCAAGCCGCTTTCGCGGCTTCTCAAGAATAGGAAGGATTAAGACATGGCTTCGCCCAATGTGACCGAGATTGTCACGACAACTCTCGAAAACCGCTCGCGCAAGCTGGCGGATAACGTGACCAAGAACAACGCGCTACTGGCGCGTCTGGAGAGCAAGAACAAGATTCGGACGGCCAGCGGCGGCACCCGTATCATGCAAGAACTCGAATACGACGAGAACGTGACGTTTACGTGGTATTCGGGGTATGATACCCTGAACATCAGCCCGTCGGACGTTCTTACGGCGGCTGAATTCGACTGGAAGCAGTGCAGTGTCGCTGTTACCATGTCGGGCCTCGAAGAACTGCAAAACAGCGGTCAAGAGCGCATGATTGACCTGCTGGAAGCCCGCATCAACAACGCCGAAAAGACCATGCAGAACAAGATGGCGGAAGCCGTCTACGGCGATGGCACGGCGGGCGCTGGCAAGTCCATCGGCGGCCTCGGCCTGCTGGTGTCGGATACCGGACAGGGCACTGTCGGGGAAATCGACGCGGCAACGTGGGCTTTCTGGCGGAACGTGGTATTCGATGCTACTACTGATGGCGGTGCGGCACCGACTACTACCAACTTCCTGTCCTACATGAACCGTATCTGGCTCAAGCTGGTGCGGGGGACGGACAAGCCCGACCTTGTGGTGGCGGATGACGAATTCTATTCGCTCTACTGGAATTCGCTACTGCCGCAACAGCGGTTCACGTCGCCGGCAATGGCGCAGGCAGGCTTTGAAAGCCTCAAGTATATGTCTGCGGACGTTGTTTTCGACGGGGGCCAAGGCGGCTTCTGCCCGCCGAAGCACATGTATTTCCTGAATACGGACTACATCTTCATGCGTCCGCATACCGACAGGCAATACGTGCCGCTGGCGCCCGACCGGTATACCAACAACCAAGACGCCTTCGTGCGCCTGATTGGGTGGGCCGGGAACATGACGACGAACGGGCGGCGCTTCCAAGGCGTCCTCAAGGACTAATCCAAGGGAAGGGGGGGCCGGTATTCGTATCGGCCCCTAACTCATAAGTAGGAGTGTTAAGACATGCAAGAAACCGAAGGCATGATGAAGGGGCCGGATGGCACTATCCTCCGCTTCTTCTACGACACAGCCCGCAACGAAACGGCTACTATCGCGGAAGGACGGCCTATCTTCGATACCGTTCTCATGGTTGACGTAATCACGCCGGGGCAGCGCACGTCTACGCCGCGTTTCGAGCTTGAGCGCACATGGGCGGAACAGAGCATTAAGGCACTTGGCCTTAACACTTCGCACAAGCGCTCTCTCAAGTATCGGCTGTATGAGGAGCAAATCGAGCGCTTCAAGGCGAACGAGAAAGGTTCCGACCTCGGCGGCACTCCGCTCAAGGAATGGCCGCGCATCGACCGGGGCCTTGCGGCGTCGCTGGCAGCAGCGAACATTTATACCGTGGAAGCAGTCGCGGACCTGCCGGATAGCAGGCTGGACGTTCTCGGTCTTGGCGGTAGGGCCATGCGGGAGCAAGCCAGGTCGTATCTTGCGGCAGCAGCCGGTGACAGCGGGCTTTCGGAAATGACCGAGCGCGCTACCCGTGCTGAGGCGGAAGTGCAGCAGCTTAAGGCTGACTTGCTTATCGCCAACTCCCGTATCGCGGAAATGGAAAAGCCGCCGCGTGGGGGCAAGGCGGCAGCCTCGCCGTCGCCCCCGTCACAACCCGCGCCTGCCTCGGGCGGTATCGACCTTGCAATCTGAGGGATAAGCCATGTCGCTGTTCAACATCGTTAAGAGCGTGATGGACAGCAACGGCTGGCCAGCGCCAACTACTGCTGTAGCCACGTCGCAAGACCAAAACATGCGGCAGTCGCTAGCGCTGGCCAATACCGCTCTAAGAAGCGTGTCTTTCAAGAAAGACTGGCCTATCTTAATGCGTGAGCACCGTTTTACGACGGTAGGTGGCCAATCAGAATACCCGATGCCAGCGGATTTTCACCACCTTGTTTCGCCCTCTGCGGTTAATGCAAGCCAGTATTATCAGTTGAAAGGCTCGCTTACGCCAATTCAATTTTACAGGCGTGCGCTCAACAACAGCCTCGATTGGGGCCTTACATTCCGCCTCGACCCAGTAGGCGGCAACTTTGTTGTGGCCCCTACTCCGGCGGGCGAGAGCGAGCTTGTGTGTATGTATATCACCAAGAACATCGCTAAGGACGCAAACGGTAACCCTATTCCTCAGTTTACTCAGGATAGCGACGTGCCGCTTGTTGACCAAGACCTTGTAGAGCTTGCCCTGTCGTGGCGCTGGCGGCAGAAGAAAGGGCTGGACTTTACTGCTGAAATGGCCGAATTCCTCGGCACGTTCAATCAGCGGTTTGCACAGTATCTTGCTACTGGTGAGCTTGACGTTGGTGGTCATCCTCCCGGTAACCTGTGGCCGCTTACTGAGGGCTGGGTTCCCCGTCATTTCGGAGTATAAGACATGCTTTACGAGCGTGTGGAAGTGCAGACTGGGCAGCGGTCGGAACCGCGCACTATTCCCGCGCCTGTAGGTGGTCTTAATGGACGCGATAGTCTGGCTAACATGCCGGAAATTGACGCTTACGAGCTTGACAATGTGTTTCCCGGCACGTCTACTTGCCGTATTCGTAACGGCATAACACAGCATGTCAGTGGGCTGGCAAACCCGGTCGCGTCGCTAGAAGTGTTCTCTGGCGACGTAGACGATACGCTACTGGCTTTTGCGAAGCCGCATGTCTACAACGTCAAAGTGAAAGACAACCCAGTCTCGCTTAAGAGTAATCTTAATAGCGATTTGACTGTAGCGGTAATGTTTTCTACCGTAGCCGATAACGCGCAGTTTCTCATTATCACTACCGGGCAAGACACGCCGATGTATTATGATGGCGCAGCGCTTACCAATCTCGCGATTACCGGCACAACTGCGGCCCCTAGCGAACTGAATTTCGTAACGTCTTATCAGTCTCGCTTGTTCTTTGCGTCTCGCAACCTTCTGGGATTCTACTACCTTGCACCGGGAGCAATTCAGGGCGCTGCTGAGTATTTTGACCTCGGGCAGCTTTGCAAGGCTGGTGGCTACCTGCAAGCAATCGCCACATACTCGGAGGACGCGGGCGACGGCCCGAACGACTACATCGTATTCATTACTAGCCGTGGTGAATACTTGATGTTTATTGGCACTGACCCCGGTGACGCCCAACTATGGCAGCTTGTAGGCCGCTTTAAGGCGAGTGAACCTATCGGACGCAAGTGCGTTCTTGATTACGCTGGCGACCTGATTGTGCTCACGGTGGACGGAGCGATACAATTTTCACAAATCAAGAAACTGGCAGACACCAGACTTGAGCTTGTGGCGCTTACGTCTAAACTTGGTGACATTCTGACACGTCTTAATGACTTCCGCAGCAATGTAGGTTGGTGCATGGAGCTATACCCCCTCGGTGGGTGGCTTATTGTATCGGCCCCCGGCAGCCCTACGCCGACAGGCCAGTATTTTCACTTCGTAATGAACACTACTACGATGGCATGGTGCCGTTTTACTTCTAACGAGTGGGACGGACTGTGCTTCGCGGTAGCTAACAAGCGCCTGTATCTTGGCCGTCAAGACGGCTCGGTGCGTTTGTGTGATGAAGGCCAGTCGGATAACGACAAAGAAATCAAGTGGAGCGCCAAACAGGCGTATAACTACTTCGGTTCGCAGCAATACAAGCATTTCAAGTGGGCGCAGTTTCTAGTCAAGTCAGAAGCGCCCGTAGTGCTATCTGCGAATATGTCGGTAGACTATGTTGAAACTCGGCCTCTTGCGCCTTCGTCACCTATTGCCCCCACTAGCGGCGCGGAATGGGATGATGCCTACTGGGACGTAGATTTTTGGGGCTTTGACCCCTATACACAGCGCTGGATACAGTCGTTTGGCGTGTATGGCGTAGCTGGCTCTCATTGGCTACAAGGTAGTCTTAAAGGAGCAAGTCTTGAGTGGTTCGCCACTGAGCATGTATTCGAGAAAGCGCAGGGTCTACTTGGATGATTGTTGTTCCCGCAGGTGATAAGACTGAGCTTGTCGGCGCGTATGTTGGTGAAAAGGCAGGCGTGGTCTTTACTCCCGGCATGTATCAAGCAATGGCTGTTCTTAATGATGCAGGTGAGTTTGTCGCCGGAGTAGTCATTTCAGAGTTTCGGGGGCACGACTGTCAGATTTCGTGCGCGACTGAGACAAGTGCGGCGTGGCGGGATAATGTAATGCGCGCGGTGTTTCATTACATATTTGTGCAACTCGGCTGTGTCCGTTGCACCAGTATAACGCGCAAGAACAACAAGCGCGCTCGGGGCTTTTTGGAGGGCCTTGGATTTAGGCTTGAAGGGACTATCCGGCTTGGCTATGATGGCGTTAAGGATGCCCTCATTTACGGCTATCTGGCGTCAGAATGTCAATATATTCAGCCAGTTGAGCCGGAACCTGAGGCGGAACCCGAACCGGAACCGGAAGCCGTGACGACGCATTAGGAGGCATGATTGGGGAAGAATAGCCCGAAACCCCCCGCCGCCCCTGACCCTGTTGCTACTGCACAAGCACAGGGGGCGATGAACCGCGAAACGGCTATCGCCAATGCGAACCTTAATCGTATCAATCAATACACGCCGCAAGGCTCCGTGGTGTTCAATCAAGTTGGCACTAATGCTGACGGCACACCAAAGTATGAGAGTCGCCAGACGTATAGTCCTGAACAGCAAAAGCTATACGAACAGCAGATGGCCGTGTCAACGGCGTTGTCTGGGCTGGCAGGCAACAACATTAGCCGTGTAGCAGAAGCGCAATCGAAGCCGTTTACCTATGATGGTATGGCGCCTCTGCAAACCGGTATTAATGTAGGCAAAATACAGTCGGGATACGATACCGGCGCGCCAATCAAGCAGGGATACGACGCGGGAGGGCAAATCCAGCAACAAGTTAGAAATGCCGGGAGCATTAATACTACTTACGGCTCGGGCGGGAATATCCAGAAATCTTTGGATTTTAGCGGTGCTGCGGCGCTGCCGGGTATTAATGACTTTGGGGCCGAAGCAAAGCGTGTTCAAGACGCGGTGTATCAGCAGGCAACAAGTCGGCTTGACCCGCAATGGCAGCAGCAGGAGCGTCAACTTGCGTCACAGCTTGCAGCTAAAGGTGTATCCGAGAACAGCGAGGCATACAGAAGGGCTTTCGACCAGATGGGTCGCCAGCGCACCGATGCCTATAATCAAGCGACTTTTTCGGGTATCCAAGCTGGCGGGCAAGAACAGTCCCGGCTGTTCGGTCTGGCGCTGTCCGGCAGGCAGCAAGGCGTTGGCGAGACACAAGCGCAAGGGGCCTTTGCAAATGCGGCACAGGCGCAGGCCGAAGCCCAAGCCGCCGCAAGAGCCGGATTTGGGAACCAAGCGCAGCAGCAGCAGTATCAGCAGAACCTGCAATCCGGGGCTTTTGTAAACCAAGCACAGGCGCAGCAGAACCAGCAAAACCAAGATGCCGCTTCGTTCAGTAATGCAGCGGCACAGCAAGAAGCTGCCCGCAATGCAGCTCTTGCGGCATTTGGCAATCAGGCCCAACAGCAGGGCTTTGCCCAATCCGCAGCCCAAGGGCAGTTTACAAACCAAGCGCGTCAGCAGCAAATTCAAGAGGCTGCGTATCTTCGCAACTTGCCTCTTAATGATATTGCCGCTCTTATGGGCACTGGGGGCGGCGTTCAGAATCCGCAGTTTGCCGACTACGCATCGGTAAACGTGGCTCCCGTTGACTATTCGGGGCTTGTTCAAAACAACTTCAGTAACCAGATGCAGATATACCAGCAGCAGCAGGCCGCTCGTAATGCTGGCCTTGGTAGCATCTTCGGTCTGGCCGGCCAGCTTGGCGGGGCCGCTGTCATGGCGTCCGACCGTAGGCTTAAGCATAGCATTAAGGCTATCGGGGAGTTGGCAAATGGTCTTAAAGCATATACTTATGCTTACCTTGGGGATACTGTCCGTAGGCTTGGCTGCATGGCTGATGAATTCGCTACAGTATGTCCTCAAGGTGTGGTAAGGCACCCGGCTGGGTATGACATGGTAGACTACAGAGAGGTCTGGAATTATGCCCGCTAGGCCGCTTACAGATGAACAGAAGCGGCAGATTGCTGCCAGCACTTTCATGCTGACTAATCCTACGGTAGCGGCCTCATACAAGGCTGACCCTCGCGTGCAGCTTGCTAACGCCCTTATGACGCAAGGCGGCAACACCGACCCGGTAGCCTCTGGCGGCTGGGGTATCGCGGAAGGTCTGTCCCGCATCGGCAGCGGCGTCGCGGGTGGCCTGTTCGCCAAGAAAGAGCGTGAGCGCTACAGCGCGCAGAATGAGCGCCTTGCCGGGGCGGAACAGGCGGCGATGGCTGCCCAACTGGCCAATGCCGCCGAGGAACAGGCGGCTGCCGTGCCGCAGCCCACAAACCCGCTGGCGTCGGTCGCTGAGGCCCTTAGTGGGCTGCCGGGAGGTCAACCCACCCCCGGCAACGTTTCGCCGTCTGGCGGGGCTCCTAGCCCCGGCGCGGCCCCTCAAATGGCCCCTCAGGCTTCGCAGATGGCTCCGGCGCGCGTTCAGCAGGCGGCACCCCCGCCAAACCCTACTCAGGCCCCGGCCTTCGGGGGCCGGGGCGCACAATCCGCTAGCTTCGACCCCGCTACTCTGTATCGGCAAGCTATTGTGCCGATTGAAGGGGGAACAGACGCCAATGGCCGTTTTCTTACTAGCCCGAAAGGCGCAGTAGGTCCGGGGCAAGTAATGCCAGCAACGGCACCGGAAGCCGCAAAACTTGCTGGCGTGCCGTTCAACGATTTCCTGTATCGTAATAATGCAGAGTATAACAACGCGCTGGGCGAAGCCTACTTTACGGCAAAGCTGGACGAGTTCAACGGTGACCCTATTAAAGCTGCTGCTGCATACAACGCCGGCGCTGGGCGGGTTCGGCGGGCCGTGCGTGCGTCGCAGCGTAGCGGCCAAGACTGGACAACGCACCTTCCTGCTGAGACGCAAAAGTATGTCGAAAACTTTTCGATGCGTCTTAATGTGCCAATGGACAGCGGACTTCCGGTTGATATTGAAGGCTTCAAAGAAACGGTTCCCGCGCTACCCGAAAACGAAACCCTGCCAGAAGCCCCCGCTTTTGGGGACCGAGTTCGCTCGCGCCGCTTGCAAATCGCTAACGCTATACTTGGCGCAGATAACGATTTGACCGCTACCGAACGCGCAACTATTTTGGCTCCGTATACTACACCAGAAGCGTTTGATGAAGATACTCGCGCACAGATGCAGCGTGACGAGAATATCTCTCAGCGCGACAACATCGGATACCAACAGAACCTTGCCGCTTCTCAAGCCCGTAATACAAACGTTCAAGAGGCGCGTATTAAGGCGTCCCAAGACGCTGCTGCGTATAACCGCAACCTTGTGCTTGAACAGATACGGTCGCAAGGGAGGTTGGGCCTTGAAGCCGTGAAGGGGCAAAGCCGCGTAGATGCCGCTGCTGCCAAGCCGCAGCCGGATTACTGGCGTAAGTTTTATGCAAGCGCCGGTGGCCAGTCGCTTCGCACTGATTTTCAAAAAGGTGTTGATACCGCTCGCAGTCAAACAACAGCCGCGCGTAGGGCGCGTGTTCTTGCTGACCGTATGAACACTGGTGGTCTTTCATACGCGGGACTTGCCGCAGACGCTCGCGCTAAGTATGATGCAGACGTGGCAGAGCTTCGGTCAATCGCTAACAAGATTACCCTCGATATCATGGGCGGTAAACTCGGGGCAGCTATCTCCGATGCCGACCGCAATTTTGTAGCCAGCACAGTAGAGCTTAAGCCGGGAACCCCGCCGTCCCTGCTGCGTCGTGAGGCTCTTAAGTATCAGGCTCTTGGGGCTCGCTCGCAGCAGTATAATGAAGAAATGCTGTCGGCCTTTGATAGCGGCGATGAACAGCGTTTTCGCAATTTCAGCGACCTGTGGTCGCAATACTCACAGCGTGTTCCGGTATTCGATGAAAACGGTAATGTGTCTCCTAAGAGCGCTATTACTTTCCGCCAATGGCTTGAAGCCCGCGAACGTGCTAGGACCGCACAATGAGCGCCAAGCTAGTAGTAGACGCTGACGGCAACATTGTCGAGTATGCGCCCGCGCCTGTTGCGAGCCCCACTCGCCAGCAAGCCAAGACGCAAGGTGTTCCCCGCAAGAGCCGTGCAGCGGAAATGTGGGATGACTACACACAAGCCGTCAAAGAGAACGTGCAGCGTGATGGGGCCATACTAAATCGTGTCCGCGAAGGCTTCACGCTTGGCATTGCCGAGCCTATCAGTGCTGGCATTATCGGTGGTGTTCAGGCGTTACAGGACGGAACAGATATCCGTGATGAATACAGAGCGGAGCGCGGCCGTATGGCTAGACGTTCCGCCCGTATTCGCCAGCAAGCTGGACTGGCAGGTGAGGTAGGCCAGTTTGTGGGCGGCATGGCGGCTCCGCTTGGCACAGGCCAAAGAGCGGTGGATACAGTAAATAAAATCCGAAAAGGCGCTGGTGCTGCAAAAGAGCTTGGCCGTGTCGGTCAATATGTAACTCGTGGCACTCAACAGGGCGCTATCAGCGGAGGTATTACGAGCCTTGCCCAACAGGATGACCTTTCTAATCTACCGCGCGTCGTTGGCGAAGTCGGGCGTGACATGCTTGCTGGTGGGGCGGGAGGGGCAGCCCTTGGCTTTGTGGCACCGGCAGCAGCTACGGCAGTAGCGGGCGTAAAGCGTCTGCTGCCCGGTGGGCGCTTTGGGGCAGCCCGTGGTGCGGTAGAAGAAGCGCAAGCTAATATTCTTGACCAAGTAAACCGAGCAAGTGACATACCGGCAGCCGAGCGGCGGGTAGCGGAAATGCGAGAGCAAGGTGTTGGGCCGGTTCTTGCGGATGTATCACGCGCCACTCAAGATAACGTCCGCGCCCTGTCTGATTTAGGGGTTCGCGGGGCGGATGAAATTGCGGAAAAGCTGGATATCCGTAGCGAGCGCCGTGGGGGCAGGCTCCGCAACGTGATGGAGCAAATTAGCGGTATTAATAGTTCTGTTACCGCTGCTGAATTCAAACGTGGTCAACAGACTGCCCGTAAGGCCATTGGCGAAAGCCAGTATGCTGTGGGCGGTGCCCTTGATACTCCGTTTCTTCTGACCCCTCAACAAAACAAAGCGCTCATGTCTCGCGCAGTTCCGGGTAATCCCGCTGACAGGACTTTTCGTAAGTTCTACGAGGATGCTCTAGAAACATACAACGCTAACCCGAATAACATACCGCATAAGCGCTGGAACATTGCGCCAAGCGGTAGGGTTATGGACGAGACGCTGCGTCTATACCGCCAGCGTATCAATCAACTGTATAAGTCTGGCCAAGGTAACGAGGGCGCGGCTTTGCGAGCGCAGTTTGACGCTCTCAGGGAGGGCCTGCGTAGGCAAAATCCTGAATATGCTGATATACTAGATTTTCAGGCACGAGGGCTCGCAAAAGAGCGTGCGATTGACGAAGCCGGTAAGATTGCAGCAGGTATCTTTTCAAAGCCGCGCGAAGTCCTTGACGCCTTGCGGCAGGTGGGGCATCCTGAGGATGTAAATGCCATGCGCGGGGTGCTGGCAGACCGTCTTTTCCGCGAAACCGGCAACAGGCGGGCGCATACTCAAATTAAGAGAGCGCTGGCCGACCCCAATCAGCCGGAAGCGCGGCAAGTCATTGATTTTATCATGGGCGGGCCTGAGCGCACTGCAAAGCTACAGAAATGGCTCGATGCAGAAGCTCCGGCTATCCGCACAGAAGGCCGTCTTGGCGGCCCAAATACTTCCACAAATCAAATGGCTATGCTTAATGCCGTTGGCGCGGACATGGAAAGCGCTGGCGCAAACGTCGCGCGGCTGGGCGCTGGTATTGTTACGGGCAGCCCTGGCATGGCTACTAATGCTGGCGCCCTTAGCTACAAATACGGCAAGCGCCTTAGCGATATGGTGCGCCGTATGCAAGTAGCGCCTGCCGAGCTTAAGCTACTGCGAAAAGACGTTAAGGAAGGCGACCTTACCCGCATGGAGCGCAGGGTGCTGCAACGCGCCGCCAAGCGTGCTGCCCGTAGGGCTGGCCCGGCTGCTGCTGCCGGTCGCGGCGGCGGGTATGCAGTTGCCAACGTAACGCGCCCCGGAAACACATACGAGGACGAGGAACAGTAAGATGCCTTTTGACGGCTCCGGCAACTTCACGCGCGTCCACAACTGGCAACAGGACAGGGACAACGGTATCCGTATCGTTGCCGACCGTCACGACCAAGAGGATGACAATTTCGCGCAGGGCTTTAATCAGGCGTTTCTACGCAATGGCGTAGTGCCTATGTCCGGTGCCCTTAATATGAATGGTAACTCTATTCGAGGGATAGCTGGCGGTGGTGCTGGACAGCCTACTATTACGTCGGTTCTTGACCCTACTTCTGGGTATTTTTCGCCCGCACCGGCGCAACTTGGTATCGCTATCGCCGGTCAACAGCGGGGGCTGTGGACGGCTGCCGGGCTTGCTGTTAATGGTATTATTAGTGTTACCGGCGATGTAACGGTTGGCGGTAATCTGGTGTTTACCGGCAACCTGTCTGTTCCCGGCACACTGTCCGTTACTGGCGTTTCCACTTTTACCGGCAAGACAACCCACAACGGCGGTATTCAATCGACCACTGGGGTCTTTAGCGGCGCAATTACCGGAACGTCTATGGGCCTTAGCGGAGGTCTTGGGACGGGAACCCTTAATGTATCTGGGCAAGCCGTGTTTGGTGGTCCTCTTAATGCCACAGGCTCGGTTACGCTACTGAATTTAGACGTTACCGGCGCGTCTAGCTTTGGAGCTACTATCAACGCTCAGAGCAATGTAAACGTAGCGGGAAACGTTATCGCATCCAATGTGAACGTATCTGGGAGCGTTAGCGCCGCAACGTATGCTCTGCTAAATAAGACGGTATTGTCTACGGCCGGGATAATGAATGTATTGAGAGGCGGCCAAGGTGGCGTAGCTTTTGCGGATAACGCGGGGCAAGAGGTTGCGCGCATTGACCCATTGGGGCTTCTAACACTCGGGCAAACTTCCGCAGACGCTAAGTTGCGGATTTTTGGCGCCAACCCGTATGTAGAGTTTTGGAACGGCAGTTCACAGAGAGCGTATATACAGGCTGCAAATGCGGATACGGCTAATGGAGCGCTTTATATTGTAAACACAGGTAGCGGTCCTGTTTACACGCAAATCGGAAGCACAGCAGTTCTGGACGTTAACGTTGGTGGTATTAACGTTACAGGTTCCATTCGAGCTACAGGAGCCATTGACGCTACGGGTTATACCGTGCTTGGCAGACCTATTCTTGGAGCTACTGGCAACACTAATATTCTTCAAGGCGGCCCTACCGGCACAGTTATTGCGCGGTCACAAGGCGATAGCGCGGTATCTATTGACAGCAACGGGGTGATGGTGCTTCAATCTACCGGCGCGGACCAAAAGCTAGTAATGCGCGCCGCGCAGCCTTCTATGACTTTTCAGAACGCCGACGGTAGCGCTACTTTTGCAACGCTGCAAGCAGCGGCTAACGAATTTCAGTTTGCGTGCGCCAAGCCGATACTGTTCTTTGTAGGCGGAACGCAGGTTGCAAGCATTGCGGCAAATGGTAATTTTCTCGTAGGCGGTGCAATTACCGCTGCGGGTGACATTACCGCTTTCTCGGATGAACGCTTTAAGACTAATGTGCGTAAAGCACGGGGCCTTGCAGCGGTATGCGCTATGGAAGGTGTGACCTTCGACCATATCAGCAGCAAGCGGGCATCTGCGGGCGTCATAGCGCAAGAGCTTGTCAAGGTGGCACCTGAGCTTGTCCACATGGACGACCGGGGCCACTACTCAGTCAACTATGGGGGCTTGGCGGCTTACCTTATCGAAGCCATTAAAGACTTGAACGGGATTGTGCGCGATGGCTATACCCGGTAGCGGCCCGCTGTCCATGTCTATGTTCCGAACGGAGTGGGGAGCACCCACGCCTACCCCGCTATCGTGGTTCCGGGGTAAACCGAACCTGCCAGCAGGTCCGCAAATAAGCTTCTCACAGTTTTACGGTAAGTCAAATATAGCAGTAACGCTGCCAAACATTAGTATTGAAAATACTGAATTTCTTGGCGGCACGTCGAACTGCAATATGCGTCTTAATAATAACGGGACTTACCAAGCGTTTTCGGGTTTAGAACTAGTAGCCGTCGGTAGCTTTGTCAGTCCTGCCAGTTTAGTAACTCAACTAGAGGTCCGTGCTACTATAATTACCGCGCCTGTGGGTGCATCGTGGAGCGGCAGCGCTTTTAATACCTGGCTTAGTCTTGGTCCTAGAGAGTGGACGCTGTCTCGCAACAGTATAGGCTTCTCAACTGCCGTATTTCGACTTGAATTCCGTATAGTCGGTAAGACTGAGATTATTCACATCGCCGTGATTGATATGTCGGTAAACGTGGAGGATATCTAATGACGCAGCTTTCGACCAACTTCACGCTTGCTGAATTTACCCGTAGCAATACTGCTACGGCACGCGGTATCAGCAACAAGCCTACCGCTGTTCACGAAGCCAACCTTCGGAAGCTGGTTACGAACGTGCTGCAACCGCTGCGGGACATTACCGGGAAGCCCATTAAGATTAACTCTGGGTATCGCAGTCCCGCCCTCAACCGCGCGGTAGGTGGCTCTACCACAAGCCAGCACTCGCACGGCGAAGCGGCTGATATCCGGGTGTCCGGTATGACAATGATGGCCGTTGCAGAGCTTATCCGCGACCGGCTGCCGTTCGACCAACTCATTCTTGAGGGTATTGTCGCTGGCGACCCCAACGTAGGCTGGGTGCATGTCTCTTACCGCGAAGGTCGGCTGCGGCGCTCCGTTCTTACCAAAATTCGCGGGCAGTCGGGATACCGGCAAGGGCTGGTGCGACTGTGAACGACAACCGGCGCTTCTGGACAACTACCCTTCTTGTATACTTGCTAGTATTTCTAGCATTTATTATCACGGGATGGCTGATACTGTCTAAAGGTATAGACGGCGAAGCGCTGGGGCTTGTTGTCGGCGTGTGGCTCCGTGAGGGGCTTGGCGTGGTGTTCAACATACTGAACAAAGCAGCAGGTGTAGATAAGGACGAACAGCCGTGAACGATTTTGTCCCCGACCCGTCCAAGCCCCCGTATGGCGAGTGGCTGTTCGGGCACAAGAACAACAAGAAGCAGG